GCCGTTACGTTTCACCTCAACCTGTGTGGGGTTGAGTACGACCAGGTTCACAACCTCGCCACGCGGGTTACTGAATACGCGAATGTAAGCGTTGCCGTCAAGTAGCAGGGAAGTGATTACGGCACTGTAAAACGCTTCGCGCGGCAAGTCAATGTCGGGCTGTGTTACCCACGCTGGCCGCGGTGTAAAGAAACGGCGTTGACCTTCTTCGCGCACATACGCCTCAATAGGCAACGTGCTAATCGTGTCAGCGATGAGGCTGATGGCCGAGAACACAGCGTTGACCTGAAATACAGTTTTGCTGTTGATGTTCGTGCCGGACTCATTACCGAACGCAATAGTGTCGCCGGTTTCAAAAATTGTCTGAAAGTCAATCGCCCGCTGGTCGAACAGTTTGTTGAATACCATTTATCGCCCTATCGCAAACCCAATAAGAATCATGAACGCCCCGCCTACAATGAGGCCCGCCGCCGGTAACAATAGGGCTGCGCCGGCTGTAATCGCTACGGCTCCAGCTATCTGCAAGGTTGTTGACATTTCACCTATCCGAAGAACTGAGGTACGACTTCTTCTATTCTACCCACCGTCGCTCTATCCACTGCCAGCACGGCGGCCACCGCACCGTCAATCTTTCTCGGGCTGTGCCGATTTTCTTTCACAATGCGTGGCCCCAGGTTATCAACTTTAGTGACAGCGTTAGCGAGGTGGCGTGCTAGCACCGGGTTACCGTCTTGGATAAGCCTTTGCTCAACCACGGCGTCATAAAACTTAGCGCACGCCGGCACCATACGTCTGGCCGAAGTTGACGGCCATTCGACAATCGGCACACCCTGTTCTTCAAGTACCATCATGCTGCGTTGCCACCTGAACGGGTCACACGCAACCTCGCGCACCTTTGGAAAGCGTTTGCAGAAATCTAAAATTGTTTGCTCAACGTCTGCAATGTCAACCCGCCACGTGTCATCATCGTTTTCCAGGTCTTTCTCCCACGCCTTCACCATAAACACCTTCACCGGGTCATCACCCTGTGGCACCACAGCCCCCACCACCACGGACGCGTCACCACTGAACGACCCGTCAAACGCGAGCACAATTTCGTCATCAGGTGACGGTTCGAACGTTTGTTCGCATTCTTCCCACGCCCCTGCCGGCAACCAACTCAAGGCGCTACTGACCCACTGATTGCATCGCTTTGTACGGAACTGTGGTTCGGGTGTACGTTTCACCGCGCTTTCAAAGTCGCTAGGCGCATTCAGGTCACCATAGCCAGGGTTAGCCTGCCGCCACGTTTCAGGGTCACGGTGGTCACCGTCGGCCTCCCACCACGCCATAAAGAATGTCGGGTCATCTATTTCACCGCGGGCGATTTTTTGTCCGTACTGGTACAAACTGTAGGCAATGGAATCACGACCAGTGTTATCGCTTTTCACACCGGCTGTCGTAATCGCTACCAATGTTGCGAGGCTACCGCGAGAACCCATCGCCAACGACATCACGTCAAAGAGGTCACGGTTCGGCTGTGCATGAAGTTCGTCAAAGAGAACGAAGTGCGGGTTCAGGCCTTCCTTTGAATACGCTTCAGCAGATAGCACGCGGTACACCGAACCCAGCTTCGGCACCTCCACTGCGTCACGGTATAGCTTTGTGATAGCTGACAGTTCAGGGCTGGCCTCGATGGTGCGCTTAGCGTCAGCGAACACGATACGGGCCTGCTCTTTTTCAGCAGCCACAGAATAAACTTCACCACCACGGGGGCCGAGTATCAAACTGTAGAGCGCTAGAACTGACCCGAGCGCCGACTTGCCGTTCTTTCGTGGCATACCTATCAGATTGGTGCGGTGCCGTAGCCCGTTTTCGTCGTAGGCGAATATGTGTTCGATTAGCGCTTTCTGCCATTCACGCAACACGAGCGGGTCACCGGCTTTACCAGCGACACTATCTTTTGTGATGATGCCAAACGTTTCAGCAAAGTCAATAACAGTGTTACCCTCACCGTTCACTACTGCATCAACGGGTACGGGTGTTAGCCACTGTGGGTCAGGAACGTCATCGCCGAGCATAAAACTCTTCTATAACCTTCCTCGCTAGCGCCTGATTAGCTTCGGGCCTTTGCTTTAGTCGTTCAAGGCACACATCGCGGCCAGGGTCTAGGTCAATGATACGTGCGTTCATGGCGCGGTAACTGGCACGAACGTCAGGTGACGGGTCGGTGTGGATAATCCAGTAGCCACGGTAGCGGTCACCCTGTGCCACAGCGAGGGTCGCTTTCACTGCCGCCCGGCGTGCTTCACGGGCAACGATACGAACCTTCTCATCGTAGTCGTGGCTTTGTGTGCCAGGGGTTGTAACGGCGAGCGCAATCTTGTCCATGTCAACAACAATGTCGCCATGTTGCCAACGCTGTTCGCAATACGTTGATTTACCGGAGCAGGGTGGCCCCGTCACAACCGTAATCATTTTTAGCGCCTTTCAGCGCGGCGCGACATCAGCTCTTCAAGTTTGCTCTGAGCCTTCACCTCAGCTACACCCAGGCGGGAACGGTCAGTCGGTGTGAACCCCAATAGTGACAGGTTGTTGATGATTAGTGACTCAAGCGCACGCAACGCCCGCCGGTCTTTAGGGTCACCGTCACGCATCACCTTAGCGCGAAGGTTCCAACGTTCATCAACCATTTCACACGTCATAAGAAGCAGCTCAACGTCAGTGTTAGGGCTAATCCAGTTCGCCCCCATATCCCACACCTTGTCCCACAAAGCGCGGCCAGGTTGCAACAGTGGCCGTTCCGGTTCCGGTGCCTCCGTGACAGCCGGTATCAGTTGCACCGTATTCTCGTCAGGCAATGGCCGGCGGCCAGGGTTACCGAGCAAACGTTTCTGCTCAGTAGGTTTCGGAGGTCTACCGTTATGCACCATCGGTAGCCCCTACAACTTGGAGCCCTGAGGTCGGGTTTGCACCGCCTTCTCCTGACCGGAAGTCAGGCGCATCGCTAGTAATGCTTTCAGGGCGTACCCCACGATACAGTGTTGCGCCCATTTCTTCAATCTGGTTGAACGGCAACTCCGGTACCTTGAGCCTGCTACGCCACTCAGGGTCAATGAAATACACATACCGGAGCTGATAGCCGTCTAACACTTCCCAATTTTTGAACTCATCTTTGAGCATGAGGTGGTACGCCTGCATGGTGTGCATTACCTCACCTGTTACCGGGTTGCGGCGTAGCGCCTCGCTTTTACGGATGTCGGTTAGCACGAAACCACTGGCACGGTAGATGGTTCCATCGCCGCACTGTGTTGCGTCAGCGAAACTGACCACCCATTTTATGTGCGGATAGTTTTTGCGGATATAACGCATCGTGTAAGCAATGGCTCGGCTTTCACTATTGCGGGGTAACCAATCAGCAAACGCCATACGGTTCAGTTCAATAAAGTCGTTCCAGCCCGTACCCTCAACGAGGTTCATCATCGTTTTCTTGACCATGCTCGGGCCGAACTGCATCGCACCCCCACACACCCCGTTCAGGAACACGCCGAAATGAAGTTGGCTGTTTGGCACAACTTTGCCGCTGTAGTGAAGGTTCTTGATGATGCGATTAGCGTCGTTAGCCTTGATGGGTTTGATGATGATGTCTTTTGCGCTAGCCATCAGTTGCCTACCTTTGTGGAGGCTACCGGAATTGAACCAGTCTGAGCGGCACCTGCCGAGCCCCCGTGTGTGACCCATTCTTGGTCACGCCTAAAGATAGCAGATGTTTTCGGGAACGGTTGTTGCAGCTTAGTGAGCCGGCGGCGCATTCCTTTGTTCAACGGGTACGCGTAGAAGTAACGATGTGCGTCAATTATCTGGCCAGGGCCAAACAACTCCTCGCCAACCTGTTGCGGTGTTTTACCTTTGGCATCAACGCGGCCAAACCTCATAGGGGCGATGATGTTTTTGTACTCGCCCGCCTCGGTGAGGTAGAAGTCGCTACTCGGTTGCGCACCGAAATATAACCACCCGCTCGCCTGATACACAATGCCGCAATCATCTTTGCAACCGCCCGCGTGAGTGACAACGAGTTGCAAGTCGTAGTCGCGTTGCAACTTTTTCAGTATCCGTGACAGCACATAGCTTTCAGTGTTGTGCCCATAGTCGTCACTAATCCACAACCGTTGCATTTCAAGGTAATGGTCACGGTCAACACCGTAGGCGAGCTTCGCAATTTTCTTATCGGTTTGCGAACTGTAACCGAACACGCATATACCAACAAGCTGGCCGTTATCCATCAAGGCGATGTTCACCTTTGCGCCCTGAGGATATGTCCTCATGTAGTGCTTTGTTTCGCACACCCGTTTCGCCGTGGCACGGTCACAATAAACAAACTCAATGTCCTCAAACGCGGCCACTGTTATACCACTCACAGATGAAGGCGAGCGCGTTAGCGTTACCGTTATCGTTTAGTTCAGAACTAATCTCCTCGTTCAGCTTTGCGTTGGCAATGGCTTGCCGTACTAGCTCAGCCTGCTCAGTGTGCAACGTGAACGTTATCTGTTCCATGTCACCTTTGCCGCCTGCTTCAAGTTTCGGCGGCTCAACCTCTTGCACCTCAAACACACCCAGGTCAGCGTCAGTGAAACCAAACTCTTCAAGTTTGAAACCCTCAGCCATTAGCTCACCGGCCTGTTCCATCAACACTGATGTATCCCACTCAGCCAGTTCAGCCACCCTGTTATCGGCAAGCGCGAACGCTTTTATCTTTGCCTCAGACCAATCAGCCGGCACCCGCACTGCGTCAATTAGTTCCCACCCTAAAGATTGTGCGGCACGCATAGTTCCATTTCCGGCGATAACGATGTTATCTTTCGACACGACAATCGGTTTACGTTGGCCAAACTGTTCCAGGCTTGCAGCGATAGCGCTCAAGTTTGAATCACCGTGGCGGCGAGCGTTGGCTGGGTCAGGGGTAAGCTGCGAGATTTTGAGCTTCTCAAGTTTCATAGACGGCTCCTAGATTGTGGGCAACAGCCCCACTATACCCCGACCCCCCAAAAAAACCGAAGTTTTGCGCTCATATGCGTAGGGC